TTTGCCATTTATTATATTATTATATCTAAACCATCTTCGGTTGTTATTACTGAATTATCTTCCGTTGCAATTGGAATATCTACCAATTTACCCATAACATAAATATCATTTATAGTCACATTGTCAAAATCTATATATTCATTTCCCAATGTAATTACAACATCGTTTCCAATTTCTTTAATTGTATAATCTCCAGGAATATGTAAACCATATACAAGTATTTCAAAATTTTCAGGAGATGCACCTTCGGTTCCATAATCCAATGCAACATTTAATATTGTAAGTGTATTTTCAATGTTATCAAATTCATCAATTTGTCTACTAATATACCTTGCACTATTTTGTAATATTTCCTGATGAAAGTTATATATCGTTGTTTTGTTATTTACCAGTTTTGTTGGATTTGGATTTAATTTTGTTTTAGATTGAAATTTTGTTGCATTTGGAATTTCTATATTCAATAAACTACCTGTGATGTATAAATCATCATTTAAATTATTAGGATTTATTTTTGGAATAATCCTATTTAGTTTTTTCGTATTTGAATTAAATCTATTAAGCATATTGTTCTATATCTCCTTCTATTTGAACATAATCATCGTCATCCAAATTAAATTCAAAATTATTTTTTATAAATTTAACAAGTAATCCATTACCACTTGCTTCAACCACATAATCTCTTGCATTAATACTTTGTGTATTAATATAAATTTTTAATCTATCTTGTGTAGTTCTATATTCGATTTCTCTTAATATTTCTACAAATCTCCAACCTGTTGCTTCAAAAATCCAATAAGTAGGATTGTTTAAATCTTTTGGAGATAAAACAGTTTTATTTACTTTTCTACTTATTTTTTGAGTTATGTCTAGTAAACTTCTTTTCATTATAAATCTACAAATTTACCAGTTATTGCAATTTCGTCTGTCGGTGTAACATTGAATCCCAAATTATCTGGTAGAAAATTTATAGTTAAAGATGTACTGGTTATAGCAAATCCAAAATGTGTAGTTGGATAATATCTAACACCATTTATGTAAACTTTAATATCATATGATTCTCCACCAACATTTAATCCACCCGTTACTACCGATACTAATGCAGGTGGTGCTTTTATTAATTTTATTCCTGTAAATACAATAGTATTATTACTTACAGGATTTTCCGATTTACTATTATTAAGTGATAAGAAATCAATCAAATCTTTATTATCATAATATGGTGATGGAGTTGTTAACATTCCTTCCAATCTACCATTTCCAGTTACATCGGTTTCGGTTGCAACTACAACTCTTTTTGTTGATATGAATTTTTTAATAGGAGATTCACCATCAAATTTTTCAGGAAGTAAATATGCTTTAACATTCAATGAAAACTCAACTCTATTAATTCTTTCCGTTCCTTCTCCCACTTCGTTTACAACATTAAACTCACCAACTGATGTTCTAAATTTAAACTTTTCTTTATCTCCCCAATATGATGATGCAAAATTTAATTGTTCGATTACCTGATTTAATTGTTCGGTGTAGGAAGTCCAACACATACAATCATAGTTTACTTCAACATAATCTGGCATTGTTATTTTGTAAATTTCATATTTTGGATTTACCGATTTACCTAACAAATTAAATCTATCGTATCTATTATCTTTTGAATATTTTGTAACACCTTGATATGATACATGCCTATTTGGCATTGCCATTGTTTCATCTTTGGTTATAGATGTTCTTCTTATCATTAATAGAGGTAATTGAATTTTACCCTTATTATCTCTAAAAATTCCATCTCTTCTTGCACCTTTCCATCTTTCCGCATTACCATATATAACTGGAATTTTTAATGCCTTACCATTGTCGTTTACATTCGGTAAAACGGTATCTTCCAAATATGTCATCATTGCATAGTCTATATCAAACAAAGATATACTTTGTTTCAAATCTCCTTTTGTAGACTTTATTTCGTTGGCTCTATTTAAATCGGGCCTTAGTGGATTTGTAGACATAATTATTTAACTCTTTCTTCTATGTTTAAATTAGATTTAGTAACCATAAATGTAGAACATATTACACTCATATTTCTACTAAAATCGGATTCCAAATCATCTGTTAAAAATGGATTACCACCTATAAATTGTGATTCGTTTACATTATCGATTTCGTAATATGAATTGTCAAAATAAATAACATCTCCAACTTCTGGATATGTTTCCTTTTCCTCTAACATATATCTGTCAAAACGAAACTCTATATTTTGAGAAGTATCTGCGCCAAATCCTTCGTATCCAGTAGAACGTGGTTCTTTTGCAATTAACGTATATAATTCCACACCAGGATACCAAGTTTTATTCATAGCTTCACCATACAAATTTATTTTGGTTTCATTTATGTTAATTTTAAATAAAACACAAGTATTTTGTATAACCGTATCTACAAGTTCTCTCGCTATACTTTTAAAGAAACTAACATCTCTATTGGATATAAATTTTGGCATATTATCCTACATATAATTTTAAAGGAACTTTTCTTAACATTTCTTGGTGGTGATTAGATTCATGTGTTTTATTTTCCATCACATTCTTTCTACTCATCTCTTCCAAATTACCTCTTAATTGGTCTATTAGTGCATCCTTTTCTACCTGTGCCTCTGCTCTCAATGCAGCACCATCCAAACTAACTTCACCATCTGGAATTGGAATAGAATTATATTTTTCTCTAATTGCTCCTAATAATTCTTTTGAAAGTGCAAGTGTGTATTTTCTAATCCATTGTTTACCAACATCATTTATATTTTTGTATTGGATAAAGTCATATGGAATATCGGAATAGTCAGAAAGTGAATCTGCTTGAATTGTTTGAGAATCATGTTCAAATTCATCTCTATTCATATATTCAAAATAAACTCTACTTAATCCAGTTTCTGTTGGTACTGGGAATATTTCTAATTTATTATCTACTATATTAAATGTATGTGCCGATTTTCTAATATGGTCGTTAAATTCAATTTGTTGCATTCTTAATACATCTTCATAAAGAGGCATCATTAAGAATTGTGCAGCAGGTGAGAAGTTACCAAATCCCAACTCACTCATTAAGTTTAACGTACCCTGTGCACCAACTGAATATGGGTCAAAGAAACGTGCAATAGCCGGTGTTGCTTCGTGAAATACTCTCGTCACATCTATTGTTGAAGTTGAATTCGAAAGTGATGAAGATATTGAATTTCCCGTTGTTGCGTCAAATGCACCATTGATTAAATCGTATATTTGAACTGATGATGTTAAATTTACATATCCTTTTTTAATTGAAGTATTACCACCAACTCCTGCCAATGTTCCGTATTGTTGAGACATACGAACCGTTGTTGGTAAAAATGAACCATCCACTAATGTTTGAGAATAGTTTGCTCTACCACCCGATGATTGTTTTGGTTGTCCTCTTAAAATATCAATGTTATTTCTAATATTAAATTGATTAACCTGTGCAGAATATTCCGAAACAGACTCTTCAAAACAAGAATATATTTGTTCATCTAATAATTCAACATCAACGATTGGATATCCTAATCTTTTTGCTACCCATGTAGCTGTTTTAGGTGCATCGGTATAAAAATCACTATCCAAATCATAAATACCAAATGGAGTTAATCCTAATGATGAAGTGACTGAACCTGAAAATGATACGATTGCAGAACCACTTCCTGGCCATTTTAAATTTAGGGACATAATAAAAATTTATAGTTTTACTACTATAAATATAAGAATAAAAAAAGAGTAGATAAAACTACTCCTTTTATTATAATGTTCTATGATTTTGTGTTCTTTGTATGAATATAATCACATTTGATATATAGACCGTATCACCAAATGCCTGAATTCTCCACCTATTTCCGTTTGTCAAAAAATCATCATCCGCATAATATTGGAATACTTCGTGAAATTCATGCCACATATTATTTCCTTTACCAAAAAATAAATCTTTACCAACTCTTTCATATGGAGTTCCAGTTGTGTTATCCAATTGTAATCTCATATAAGTTCCGTTTGCATTTGGAGTTTTTGCGTTAAATGTGACGGTACACATATAAACATCCGCATTATTTTCAACTTGTATTTTTTGTGTGGATGCATCGTAAAATGAAATAGTAGAATGTATATGAGTTTCTATGGTATTACCACCATTATTAGGTAATCCTAACTCACCAGATGCAACACTTGCGGTAAATGCTGATGAAGTTGTGTATAATGTATCATCGTATCTTGCCCAACCCAATAATCCACTACTAAAATCTGCTGTTTTTACATATCCAAATTGGCCATCGGGTGTTCTAACTAATGTATATGACCCATCACGAATTGTGTAAATGTCATGTTCATTTAAATCCCATGCTTTAAATATAATATCGGCGTGACCTGGAACGTGTGTTTTCATATACAAATAAATATTATTTAAAATAAAAAAAGGGGATAACTTTCGTTACCCCCTTTTCTTTTATTATAAGTCTATTACTTATCTAATCTACTCAAAGATTATAAAGTGTTTAAACCTTCAACGACAATCTTACCGTAGAATTCTGGTCTAACGATTTTCTTAGCGTATCTAGTCATAACACCTCTTCTTGGAGTGAAGTTAGTTGGGTCATAAACTAATGGAGTCATAATCAATGGTACATATGGTGCGTAAACTGCTCCTGTT